AAGGCTGATACAAACTTAGCAATTCATGCTACGTTATCGTTTACACTGGGCCAAGCCGAAGAGGATGACGTCTAATGGCATTTAATTCAATAAGCGGAAGTAGAATAATTGGTAAGGGTACGCCACAAGCTGTACCCATCCAATTAGATCCTGCCCCGTATACTGGAGCCATTGCTTATGGTTCAGACGGTTTAATATATGTTTCTAACGGTACAGCTTGGAACGCAGTTGGTGCAGGAATTCAGGGTACAACTGGTCTTCAAGGTGATGATGGATTACAAGGTACACAGGGTACGTATGGTCCAGGATTTGATGTTATTGGTTCTGTTACAGATGTTGATACTGGCGGAGACCAACAGGCAACTCTTAATACTGCATTCCCATCGGCTACAACTGGTCAAGGTGTTATCGATAATGCAGATGATGAACTTTGGGTTTATGACGGAGCAGTCTGGGTAAATGTTGGATCGTTTAGGGGTGTTCAAGGTTTTCAGGGTACGTTAGGTAACCAAGGTACACAGGGTACAATTGGTGAAGAAGGTATTCAAGGTTCTCGCGGTTATAGAGGATTTCAAGGAACGCAAGGTATACAAGGCGATACCGGTATTCAGGGTATGCAAGGTATTCAAGGAGACCAAGGGGTTCAAGGAATTCAAGGTGTCCAAGGAGATCAGGGTACGCAAGGTATTCAGGGCTTACTCGGTTTTCAGGGTATACAAGGACCGCAATCTATTCAGGGTACAACTGGTATACAGGGTGACCTAGGTTTCCAAGGTTTCTCAGGTGACGACTCAGGAATGGTTGTTCAATATAACGTAGGACACCAATTTGCAGAGCCAGGTCCAGCTACTTCTGGATTTATGATATTCAATTCGCCAGCAGCTGATACAGGTGCATTAACTGGCGCAACTAAACTTTGGATTGCTGATAGTGATACATTTAACATTGATTTAACAGCTTACTTCAATGCGTTAGGTACATCTAGCTCTACCAATAAAGGTTATATAAAAATCACATTGCGTGATAATCCTAGTACGTATGCCATATTCTCAATCCAAGGATTGGTTGATGATGGTAGTTACTTTGATTTAGATGTTACTTATCTAAGTGGTAATGGTAATAAAGAAGATTTTGTTGCTGAGGATTTACCTTCTAATCCAGGAACATATATTTCATTACCATGTATTGTTGCTTTAGATATATCAGGTGATAGAGGTTTTCAGGGAGTTCAAGGTTTTCAAGGAACGCAGGGACATCAAGGCGTACAAGGTTTACTCGGTAATCAAGGTACTCAAGGTCCACAATCTATTCAGGGTATCCAAGGCCATCAAGGCATACAGGGTATTAAAGGTATTCAGGGAAATCAAGGAACGCAAGGAATTCAAGGAATTCAAGGTGTTCAATCTGTTCAAGGTGTGCAGGGCATACAAGGTGGAACAGGTACACAAGGAATACAGGGTTTACAAGGAGACCAAGGGGTTCAAGGAATTCAAGGTTTTCAAGGCTATCAGGGAACAACGGGTATCCAAGGTGATACCGGATTTCAGGGTACACTAGGTAATCAGGGTATTCAAGGAATTGGCGGTAATCACGGCGGATTAACATTCGAATGGAATTTTAACTCTAACGTTACTCCAACAACAGATCCTGGTACAAGCAATTGGAAAATTAATAACGCTGACATTACTTTAGCTACAAAATTAACTATTGACGATTTGCCGCTAGATAATTATTCTGCTGCAATAGATGATATTTTTGATTATTTAGACTCAAATCAATCAGCGGTTAAAGGTCAAATCTTTATCGAAAGTGAACACGACGATAATGGACCTCCAGGACATCACTTCGTTGTTTACGAATTTACTAATTGGACTTGGGATTCTTCAGGCTCAAAACTATGGGGTGAATTTGACGTTACCCACGTAGAGTCTTCTTCTGTTGCAAGCAATGATTGGAATAACGTAGTAAATGATCACGGTTCTAAAGCTATTATCAACTTTATTCCAGCAGGTATACGAGGAACGCAGGGTGTTCAAGGACATCAAGGCGTTCAAGGAGTTCAGGGCGTTCAAGGAACACAAGGACCACAATCTATTCAAGGTACTACCGGTATTCAGGGCATGCAAGGTATGCAAGGTATCGAAGGTGCAAGAACATTTACCGTAACTAGCTCTGGAAGTACAGACTATATAGTAGATACTGTTGCAGATCCAGTCTTACATTTAATTAGAGGATTTACCTACTTATTTGATGTAGATGCGCCTGGTCACCCATTTGATATTAGAGTTTCAAACGGTGGAGCTCAGTATAATGACGGCGTTACAAATAACGGGGCAGCATCTGGAATTATTACATTCAGAGTTCCTTTTGACGCGCCAGCATCTTTATATTATCAATGCCAATTACATGCTGGTATGGGTAATACTATTGTTACTTCAGATCTTGGTCCTCAGGGTACTCAGGGTGTTCAAGCTCTACAAGGTATTCAAGGATTTATAGGTTTACAAGGCGATACAGGTGCAGGTAATCAGGGTATTCAAGGCACAATTGGTATTCAAGGCGATACAGGCTTTCAAGGAGTTCAAGGTTTCCCTGGTCCGATCGGTCCACAAGGTACACAAGGAACATTTGGTTTACAAGGTGGACCGGGTCAGCAAGGTACAACTGGTTCGTTTGGTGGTGTTACTTTTGATTACACATTCAGCACAGATACTACTACATCAGACCCAGGTGTTGGTACACTTAAGTTTAGCAATACGAGCATTAACTCTGCAGGTAATCTGTATATGGACGATAGAGATGATAACTTTACGGACATTCAACCGTTCCTTAGAACTATTGATGACTCAACAAGCCCTATCAAAGGTCACTTTAAAGTATCTGAAAATGGTTCACCTGAGAATTTTGCAGTATTCACTATAACTAGTGTCCAAGAACTTTCAGGTTATTTTAACATAATCTCTTCATATGTAAACGGTTCAGTCACTAGTTTCACAGATGGTGAAGATGTTGTTATCACGTTTGCAAGAACCGGTGATATCGGTGCAACTGGTTCTCAAGGTACGACCGGTATTCAGGGTGATGTCGGTTCACAAGGTACAGCAGGATTTATCGGTGGCGTAGGCTCGCAAGGTGTGCAAGGTTTTCAGGGTACACAAGGTTTTCAGGGTTTTCAGGGAAATGAAGGAATTGGTACGCAAGGTGCTACCGGTATTCAAGGTCCTGAAGGACAACAAGGTGACGAAGGTGAAGTCGGTGGAGACGGGCCACAGGGTGTACAAGGCTCGTTGGGTTTCCAAGGTGCAGATGGTTTCCAAGGCATGCAAGGTATGCAAGGTACGCAAGGCGTAGGAGCGCCTGGTGCTTCTGGTATTCAGGGTAATGATGGTTTCCAAGGTATACAAGGTATGCAAGCTGCCCAAGGTATTCAGGGTAATGTTGGACCAATTGGATTTGGTACGCAAGGTGTACAAGGCTTACAAGGTTTCCAAGGAGAAAGCGGTTTCCAGGGTGCTGGAGGTTTCCAAGGTATATCTGGTTCGGGTAACCAAGGTGTTCAAGGTTTTAACGGCTTCCAAGGTTTCCAAGGTGATAACGGTTTCCAGGGACCATCTGGTGCTGGTAACCAAGGTGTTCAAGGTTTCCAGGGTGCAATTGGTATCGGTGATGTAGGTTTCCAAGGTACTCAGGGATTATTAGGCCCGCAAGGTATTAGTGGTGAAGAGGGAACTGGCGGTGTACAAGGTTTACAAGGTTACTTCGGTTTCCAGGGTATGCAAGGTATTAGTGGTGCTTTAGGTAATACTGGTTTACAAGGCTTCCAGGGTATATCCGGTACGGGAATTCAAGGTGTACAGGGTAGAACTGGACAAGGCGTACAAGGTATGCAAGGCTTCCAGGGTTTACAAGGTTTCCTCGGGTTTCAAGGTGCTATCGGTGGCGGTGTACAAGGTTTCCAAGGTACAGCAGGTTTCCAAGGGGATTACGGTTTCCAAGGTACTCAGGGTGTTCAGGGTCCAGGTAATGAAGGTGGTGTTGGTAACTTACAAAACGTTCACACATCTGGATTGCAAGAAACTCCACTCTTTATTCCAATGTTTGAAGCTGGTGCAGATCAAAGACAGTTACTTGCTACGACTGGTCCAAATCCAAACGGAGAAAGTAACTTCTTCTATACTTCTAATATTGACGAACTTAGTGTTGAAAACATCAACCTTGGCGGTAATATTGATATAGGCGGTTCATTAACAGCAGGAGCTTTAACTGGTCTTACTTCAGATCTTAACTTACCAAATAACGTTTATATGGGCTTTGGTACTAACCAAGCTGCTAAACTAGGATTTGATAGTACTGGTTCTGGAACATTGAACATTGATGTCGACACAACTAATGTAAATGCGGTATTAATTGAAAAAAGATCAGATGGATCTGCGTTGTTTACATTCGATACGGCAACTGGTTCGTTTACAGCATCTGGTGATGTAGTAACAAACTCAGATGAAAGACTTAAAACGAATATTAAAACTATTTCTGAAGCATTACCTAAAGTAATGGAATTAAGAGGCGTATCGTTTAATATGAAAGATAATCTTGATTTGAATAAGATCGGACTTATCGCTCAAGAAGTTGAAAAGGTAATACCTGAAGTAGTTCTTACTGATAAATCATCACAACAAATTAAGTCAGTAGCTTACAGTTCGCTAGTTGGTCTCTTGGTTGAAGCCATTAAAGATTTAAAAACTGAGGTCGACGAAATAAAAGTGCAATAAGATTTTGTAGACACTATGGTTTAAATCGAGGGGGTCTATTCGTAGTACCCCCTTATTTTTTATAAATAGAATAAACGAATAAAGAGATGAAGACATGGGATCCAAAGCAAATATCTATATAGATCAAGGTACTGATTTTCGCATCACGTTGGAAATGTTCGACGGGGATGATGATGATTTGGTGATCGGCACTTTTAGTTTCTTCGCAGATTTAAGAAAAATGTACTCTTCAAAAAGAGCTGCAGAGTTTGTTGTAGAAAAGAACGAAAACGACATAACACTAGTTTTAGAAGCCGATGTTACGGCCAATCTAAAACCTGGGAAATATGAATATGATGTTTTAATGAGAAAATCCAGCGGTGAGATGTCCAAGATAGTTGAAGGACTAGCTATTGTTATTCCTACTATCACGGAGGTATAACTGGTGAGCATTAAAGTTAAAGTAGGTCAATCCCAGAAGATAAGGATTGTCGCTTCTGCAGAAAAGAAACCGTTAATTACGCCTGATTCGATAACTTTAGGAATCGATACGGTAGGTCA